CACCAAATCCAAGATTGCCTCTCGACTGAACAGCACTGTCGCCCCAAGACAGGAAGTAAATTCTAAAGGCAGAGTTCACCTCGACCCAGCTGCCTGTCGCATAGACATAGGTGCCGTCGCCGGTCAGGTTGCCGCCGATGTCCAGATATTTTTGATTGAACCAACTGATTAAGCCGACGCCCTGGACTCCGGTGACGCTCGTCCAGTTATTAGTCGTGCCACTGGTGTCTGTGCCGGGATTGTTTGGAAACGTTGCGAGAATGCCGGTGCTCTGGGTGACGATCTTGCCGATCAAAGTCCTCGACGACACCGGCACGCCGCCGGATTTCAGCACCTCGACGCCGACATTGCCCGTCGTCGTGTCGGTTATGTGCGTGCCCGAGGATGTAGGATAAAAGTCGAAAGTTAGAGCCCCGGCATTGATGAACAAAAAGACGTCATAGATGGTGTTGTTTGCTAAGTTCTGTCCGGCGACGCCATTGACGTAGACGCCCGTCACTCCCGACGAGATGCCTGCAGCCGGAATGGAATAAGCCACTCCATTGATGACGATCAGATTGCCGTTCCTGGGGAGCAGGATGAGGTTGGTTCGCGACGTGCTTGTTAGATAGCACTGCCCGCTGACGAGCGGGGCCGCCTGCGCCGTGCCGCCCTGGTTGACGACGACAACCCACTGCTGCGTGTTGCCGTCGTCATACCAAATAAAAAGCGCGCCGCCGACGGCATCCCACCAGAGATTGCCGGGAGTGGGACTCGCTGGCGGCGTGGCGCCAATACTGACCGCAGTGCCGCCTGAGCCACCGCTCGGCGTGATCCAGTGCGTATCGTAATCGCTCGAGGAATTTTTCGCTAAAACCTGGCCCGAGCTGCCGCCCGTCGCAACGCCTGGCCCGGCCGGGCCTTGCGCGCCGGTGGCGCCTGCAGGCCCTTGCGGGCCGGTGGCACCTGCAGGCCCTTGCGGCCCTTGCGGACCGGCCGGACCAGGCGGCCCCGCTGTTCCGCCACCACCGCCGCCGCCGATCGTGTTGGTGTCTTGGAAGCTTTCTTCGCGCCAGTGGCCGAGCGCATCGCAGCTATAGGTGCCGATGCAAACAGTGGAGATCGAGCGCGATGCGTTGCCGAGCAGATCGAGCCAGATGGCGTTATGCGCCAGCGTGATGCTGCCGCCGGACGGCTCAAAGGTGACCTGCTTGGTCACACCGATGGCGGCATATTCTTCGTTGCCGTCTTCGTCGACGCCGATCAGCTGCGTGCCTGGCGGCGGACCAAACGAGTAGATCGTGCCGCTGCCGGTGATGACGACTTTGTTGGTGTCGACGCTATCGTCAGGCGGTGCCAGCGCGACGGTGTTCGCACAAGTCAACGTCGCCGAAGGCGCGTCGCCATGCGCACACTGCCACGGTTGAATTGACATCAGCCAAGCACGCCCTGCGCGTACATGTTGCCGGTCATCGTGCCGTTCACATCCCAGCTCAAATAAACGTAAGCAGAATGCAATGCTGCGTCGTTGGTCAGTTGAGCGATGCCGCGCGCGCTGATTGAGTAATAGGTGCTGGCGTTGCGCGCGGTGACCGTGTTTGAACTAACCAGCGTGTTGTCGATGTAGATTCCCACAGAAAGATTATTGCCCGCCTGATTGTTCTGCACAGGGCCGTTAGCGCTGTAATCAAAAATCTCGTCATTCCAGGCGACAAAATAAACGAAACAGGTTTGCATGTTGTTGGCGCCGCTGGCGTTGGCCGTCGTCCTGAGCACCGCTCGCGGCCGATTGAACCAGCTGCGCACATAACGAAAAGTTGTGTCGTCATGAAAGGTGCCGTCACTGGCGACGTAGATCAGACCGATCAAGCTGCGCGTTTCATCGCCCTGTTTGATTTCGATGCCGACGTTGCCGGTGGCGACCGACGTGGTGTGCCCGGTCGTCGAAAAGTCCGCCGTTAGAACGCCGCCGGTGTTGACAAAGCAGTAGACAAAATAAAGCCGTCCGTTGACCAGGGTCTGCCCGGCAACGCCATCGATAAAGGCGTTGGTTTTGGTGAGGCCGACGATTCCCGCTGCCGGAATCGGCCAGATCGTGCCCGCGATCTTGATGCGATCGCCGCGATACGGCTTGAACTGCAACGTCGTGGTGTTGACGAACGACAAGCGGCCGCCGAGCGGCGAGCTGGCATCGCCAGAGTTGCCAGCCGGTCCCTGCGGGCCAGGCGCGCCCTGCGTGCCGATCTGTCCGGTGATGCTGATATTCCAATCGGACGCAGTGCCGCCGCCGTTGACGGTATCGCAGTTGAACGAGAGCGCCGTGCCCGCCGGATCGTAGGCGGTGACCTGGCCTTCCATCCAATTCGACGGCGTGCCGTTAGAGACGACGCGGATGCGCGCGCCGACCTTATAGGCGAGGTTGGTTTGCGTGGTCAGCGTCTGCGCGCCGGTCGCCATAAAGATCGAGGTCGTCGAGCTGCCGCCATAGCCCTGCGCGCCGCCAGGCCCAGCCGGACCAACCGGCCCCGCCGAGCCCTGACCTCCCGGCGCGCCCTGTGGGCCGATCGGCCCTTGAGCTCCCGGCAAGCCTTGCGGGCCGACCGGACCAGGCGGGCCAGGCGGGCCAGGCGGGCCCATCGGGGTCGTCACCAGCGCGATCACGCCAGGCCCAGGCGCGACGTTCGGCGCCAGTGTGATGCGTGGCGTGCCGCCCTCGAGGGTGAATCGCTGAGTCATCGCGTCGTCCCCGTTACCACCTTGGCCACGCCCTCAAAAATTCGTTCCTGCCAGCCGCTCGGCATCAGCCGCACCAGATCGATGGTGAAGTCGCCAGGGAATAGACGCTGCAGCTTGGCGCGAGTGATTTGGATACTAAAGCCACCGCCATTCTTTGGATCGTTGTTGAAAAATGCGATCCCATCATTCGGCGAAAACACATCGACGATCGCCTCCTGATCTTCTTCGATCTGGCGGATTTCCAGCTTGAACACCGAGCCGGTCAGATCAAATGGAATGACGGTGACGCCGTCGACGTCATAGGTGCCGTAGACGAACGGCACGATCCAATCCTCGTTGAGCGCGATGTTGACGACTGCGTCGTAATAAGCAGGCCCGGCCATCGCTTAGGCCTCCCGCGCCCTGACGAGATATTTTTTCGGCACCTTGCGATTCTTCGGCGCTCGTCGCGTACCGGCAAATTTAGCGTCGACGTCGGCATAGGTCTTGATTGTCGTCTGGTTTCTTACTGTGCCGCCGTCCACATAGGCGCCCGGATCAGTCGCCTGACTGACGATGATCGTTGAGCCTGCGGTGCCGGTGACCGTGGTGAAATCGCCGTTGAGCGTGCTCGGATTGCAGTCGCTGATGGTGATGTTGGCGCCGACTGCTAAACCGTGCGGTGCCGCGGTGTCGTACTCTGTTTCATTGCTCCCCGACGTCCACGTCGCCGCGGTGATGTTGACCACGCCACTGCTTAGATCGGCGATGCACTGCGCCTCGATCGCCCGCGCATTCTGTGCTTGCACCTGCACCTGATTGAACAGGTCGATCGCCTCCTGCGCGGTGATCGAATAGGCGACGTTGTCCTGGGTGAAAGAGATTGAATCGGTCGGCTGCAGGGTCTTGGCGTAGTTGGCGAGATTATTGATTAGCCCCTGATCAACGCGCGTGGTGTTGGCGTCGATCGCTCCGCTCGCCGCGGTGAAGTTCACGCCCTGCACGGTGGTCTCGTAACGTACTTGCGCGGCATAGCCGAGCAGGATGTCCGGCGTTTCTGTTGGCTGATCGTAAGGCCGAGGGTCAGCTACGATGCCGGTCAGCGCATCAGGCGGTGGCGGACTTCCGCTCTTTGTTAGATCGCCGAAGGGATATGGCCAGGGAATGACGCGAACATCGGTGCCATAGACTTCGGCAGGGATCGCCTGCGGACCATCATCGCTATGAGCGATGACAACTCCGTTCCGACAGTAAAGCAGCATCATGGGTGTTTTCCTCGCTCGCGACTCATCGAGCGCTGTTTGCGCCCAACATCTTCGCAGTCATCGGCTAACCGCAGCAGCGTGGCTCTGGCCATGATGTCTTTGACCTCAGTGCTGCCCTTGAGCCGCTCTGCGGCTTCGCGATAGTCGTCAGCTTTCCGATCCCAAACACTGGCGACCTTGTGATCGTCGATCGGCGATTTCATACGACGATCAAACCCCCTGCGCCCCAATTGTTAGCTGCTGGATTGCAGGTGCTCACAACGCCGGTTGATCCAGCGAAGTAGCAGGTCGACCAGTAATTGATGGTGATCGATCCAGAGGCGTTGCTACCGAATGCAGTCTTCGGCCCTACCGCCGTGGTGCCGATGCTGGCATACAGTCCCCAGTCACCATTAAATTTAATCTGCGAGCCGCCAGCACTGCCGAATAGCTGAAACATCGCTTGTTCGATGAACACGCCTTCCGTGGCATTATAGTTGAGCTGCGATCCGGCAGCGAGCTCGAGCGAGGCGAAGGTCGCAATGCCGCCACAGCCGCCGTTGCCGCAGCCGATGCCGATCGCGCCGCCAGAAATGATCGAGCTGTAGCCGCTGGAAAATCCACTGCCGTCATGCGACGTCGACACCATTGTGCCGCCGTGCCACATCAGGCCGTTGGTGGCGGCAAAGCCGCTGTTGTTGCCGCCGGTCGCAGAGCAAAAACCGCTCAGATAGAGCGAGCCGCCGTTTGACACGAAACCGCTATAGCCCATGTCGCAACAAGAACAATTGTTGACAAAGCACGATCCCGCACTGTTCCAGACACCCATCTCACTCGCCTTCGTGCCGGTAAGCAGAAGTTGAGTGAGGGTGCAGCCAACGGCAGAGTTCAAGATGCCGCCGTTACCGCTAAACGTCAGCTCGGTGGTGTAGGCGGCGCGGCAATTGTTGATCGCCGCGGCGCGGTCATTGACACGATTTGCCGGGTTGTATCCGCTGATCGGGAAACTGGTGATCGCGAGCGCGTGCGACATGGTTGCGCCGGTGATCAGAATGCGATCAGCGTTCGGATGATTGAGCTTGATCTGCGTAGCGCCGTAATTCCAGCGACCAGCAGCGATCGCCAGCGTGACAAAGCCGCGATTGGTGATGATGTATTTGCTGAGATATTGCAGCGCGGAGACAAGATCGGGGAAGTTGGCGCCAGCGCCATGAACGGTGAAGGTTACCGTCGTGTCGATGTACCACTGCGGCACCGTGATCTGGCTCTCGATATAGCCCTCGAGTGCCTTTCTGAGTTGCTGCAGGTCGGTGTTGGTCGGCGCGCCGCACGGCGTGCCGGTGAAATCTTTGTAGCCGCGCGCGTAGGCCTTGGCGATGACCTCGACGATTTCTCTCTGGTCGTATTCGACGCCCTCGGCGGGCACGATCGAGCCTTTGATACCCGCATTCTTGACGCCATTGACATAAGGCGCGTTTGGATTGGTCGGCTGATCGAATGGTTGATTGTATTGCATCTGCACTCGCCCCTTTTAGTAGATCGGAATCTCGTCCCACTCGATCGTCGCCGAATAGCACCAGTTGCCATCGGTCGGCAGCGTCACCTTGACGACGCAGCCGTCGTTGGCGCCGAGCAGCAGCGGATGCTCGCCGAGCGGCTTGTCCAGCAAGGTCATCGGCGCAGTGCCGCCGAACATGGTGTTCGCAGTCAGGCCGACCGGAACGGTGCGGCTATCGAGCGGCGCCAGGTCGAGCGTTCGCGTGCCAGGGACCAACGCATCGCTGACCGAGTATTTCAGATCGGCGCTCGATGGCGCCATCGAGGTTCGCAGCATGTTGGTCTGTGGCGACAGATTGGCTTGGGCGCCGCCGGTATCTTGCGTGGTGAAGCCGCGAGCGGCGAAAACGTCGAACGTCGCCATGCCGCCAGCAAACAGCGTGTTGGTCCAGGCCATCATGCGGATGCGCCGCAGGCTGATGTAGTTGCCAGGCCCAGGCCAGCGCATCGAGATGATCGGTGCCCCGGCGGCAATGCCCGCATTCATGACGCCGCTTTTGGCAACGTACGAAAAGATTCCGCCGCTGCCGTAATCGATCGCGTAAGCCGTCGCGAGGTGCATCGCCTGCTGCACGGTGCCGTCGAGCGACGGTGACTTGTCGCGCATCCGCACCGTGAAAATGTTTCCGATGCCGTCCTTGATTTGTTTGTTGTCCATCTCAGGGTATCCCCAACGGCAGATACATGGTGTTCGAGCCGAGCGTGTAATCGAGCGCCTCGGCCGGTGAGAAATCCCAGACGATTTGAGTGTGCGCCGGTTTCCAGCGCTCAAAAATGCACATCAGATCCTCAGGCCCAAAGATATCGAGCAATCGATCGAGCCCGGTCTGACTCGAGGCGACATAGAATTGCGTGAACCGCAGCGCCTCGACGTGCACCGTCCAGTAGTAGCGCATCTCGGCGGGGCCGAGCTCCCAGCGCATGCCGCCGCCAGGCTCGTCGAGATTGAGATCGGAGGTGTCGCCGACGCTCGAGATGCCGCAGACGTAGGGCGCATATTCGGTGATGGTGACGGTGTAGCCGAGCGCCGCGGCGACATCGATGAACCACTGCCGCGACTGCGCGCCCAGCAGGGTCATTTTCAGAACGAGCTGGATGCGGCGAAGATTTTCGTCGCTCGGCGGATTTTGGATGCAAGGATCCGGTAGCCCCCAATTCCTTTCCCAATCGGTCAATAGCTCGGAGGTTGCCCGCGGATCGCTCTCGATCTCGAGCAGGTCGGCAGCGCGGCCGTCGACGGTGCCCCAATAATTGGCGAGGCCTTGCACCGTCATGAACAGTGTGCCGCCGATCGACCGCGGCCAAGCCTGGCCGCTCGGCAGCAGATTCATCAGCGCTTGCGTGTAATCCGGGCCGCCGCGGCGAACATGCCGATCGCGGGTGATGAGCTCGTAGCCTTCAGCCATAAGTCACATCGCCCAAAATCGGCATATAACCAGCACCGACCATCGCCACGTCGCTGCCGACGAGATCGTAGGCGTTGACACCGACCGCCTTCATGATGCCTTCGTCGGTCCATGCCCGATACCACGTTTGACCTGGCCGTTGCCGCCCGAGGAATTCCTGCAGCAACGAGTCGACGATGGCGTTATGCACGAGCTGATTGTCGGCATCCAAATAAGTGATGCGCACCGGGATCGGCGTCGGCACCGGCGCCTCAACAAACATGTCTTTGACGGTAACCGGCCGCACCGTGTTCAGATAATTCTCGACGGCGATGACATCGTCGGGCAGCGGAAAGCCACCGCCTGTGGCGCGTAGATCGTCCATCATGAACCGCACCGTCACGGTGCCGATGCCCATCTCCTGCGGATAAACCCAGGCCCGCGTCACGCCGGGGACCGCCAGCGCCCACAGCTCCCAATCGCTGGCGTCGCCGCCCATCGGCGGCTGCTGAATGCGCTTGAGGACGCGATAGCGCAGCTCGTCGTCGGTCTCGTCGTCGGTGCCGCCGGTCATCAGCTGCACCGTCGCCTGCGAGCTGACACCGAACGGCGGATTGGTGATCGACAGCAGCGAGCCCTGCGCCTGATTGCCGATGCTGCCGGGATCGCGCGCTTGCACCGACACCGGCACCGGCGAGTCGTCGACCAGAATAGCCTGCTGCAAGGTTTCGTAAGTGACGCCGCCGCCGGTGAGCTGACTGTAGATCGGCAGAATGGTGCTACCGATGACAATGTTGGGCGTGCGCTGTACCAGCACGCTGCCCGTGGCCACGGTGGCAAGCTTGCGGCCGACGGTGCCGTCGGAATTTTTTAGCCAGATCTGGCCATGCCGATCGAGCCATTCCGCTTCCGCGGTGTCCGGCATGAGCTGCAGCGCCAGCCAGTCGATATATTCGAGGGTCAAAAAGCAGAGCGCGCCCTGGCTGTCTGAAAGCACGCGCAGCACGCTGTTGGGAATGGTCGCGTCCGAACCCGGCAACGAGCCGTGAATCTGGTCGCGGACCAGCGAACGCACTTGGTAGAGCGTCGGGGTTTGCCAGGGCATTTGCTTATTGCCTGATCTCTTGCCAGAGCGCTTGAAACTGTAATTGCACCGCTGTCCGTGGGCCGCGATACATGCGGATCAGCGCATCAATGCGCTGCTTGTCGACACGCACCGAAACGATCTGAAACTGCGTTGCGATTCTGGCATCGATGAACGGCTGGATGGCGTTGACGATGTACTGATTAACCCAGGTTTGCGTCGCGCCGAATTTCGATTCCGCAGGGCGAATGGCGCTTCGCCGCAGCAGCCACAGCTTGGTGCCGATCGGCCAGCCGTTCCAGATCGTCTGCGCATCCATGTCTCCCCACCAGCCTTCGCGATTGGTCGAATCCGGATCCGGCAAGATGTCGTCGACGTCAGCGAGCGCGTTGGTGCCGAGCGCGACCGCGACCGCCGTCGCCAGCGCCTGGTCGTCGGCGAGCGTGCCGTCGGCGAGCAGCGTCCAGTCGAGCGTGACCGAATAAGCCGGATAGGCATTTGTCTGCTGCAGCCGGATGTCGACCGGCGTAGCCAGCGCGGTGATATTTGGCTCGATCATAATTTGGCCAGCGTGTTCTTTGCCGGGCCCTTAAGCGTCGAGACAAGTGCGAATTGCCCTTTGCCCTTGAGCGCCCCGCAATACATGTTTTTGTCTTTGTTCACTTCGTAATAGCCGTTGCCGTCATCGAGATAGCCGCGCACGTTGGTGCCGCTCTGCGCGGCCTCGTCTTTGGTGACGTGAATGAATCGCTTGCTGTCCTGATTTTTTTGCTTGAGCGACTTCTGCCCCATCTTCATGCCGTTGTAGGTGCCCGCCGAGTTGGTGCCCGAGGTAGCGCTGCCGGTGCCGCCGGTGTCATAGAGCGTCGGCACGCCGGGGATCGGATCGATCAGCGGCACGCTGATGTCGGGGATCCTGCCCGCGGCAACCGCGGCCAAGGCTGCGGCGTGCGCGCGGCCGCCAGGCAGCTGCGCGCTCTGTTGCGCCTGGTAGCTTTGACTGGTCTGGTCTTTCTCCGAATCCTCGCTGAGCACCGCCATGCGCACGGTCTTGTCCTGCGGCGCCGACCAAAAGCCGCCGTCGCTCGACATGTGAAATTGCTGCTTTCGCCCCTGCGTCGAGAACATGCCCGAGTCGCCCTGGTCGAGCCCCTGCAGGCGATGGCGCCGATCGTCCATGTTGCCGATCACCGGAAACGATCGGTTGCCGCCCATGAAGCTGACGAACGTCTCGGCCGAGGCGGCGATCTGGCTCATCATGCCCGAGGCACTGCCCATCGCGCTGCCCCCCATTTTCTGAATCGCATCCATCACCACGCTGGTGAAGCCGAAATTCTGCGGGCTCTCGATCTTGTCGCGCGACTCGTTGGCCATCATGTTCGCGCCGCTCTCCTGCATGAAATGCTGGTCGTCGGCGGCGTTGACGGTGGAACGCGAACCGCCCGCGACATAGGAGCGGATTGAAGTCGAGACCGGCGTGGCGCGATGCAAAGCGAGAGCTCCTGTTAGGCTGAGAGCGCCCGGCCAATGACCGGGCAGAACGCGGGATGCACGATTTTGTTTTCGTCGCGGACTTCGTCATAGCGGCTGGCGTCGCCATAGAGCCGATGCGAAATCACCAGGCTCGGCAGCGGCGCGGCGAATTGATAGGTCAGCATCGTCGGCAGCGGCCGCGCCGTCTGCACCAGATAATTGACGATCGCCGCGTGCAGCTCGACCAGCCCGCGATAGACCATCGGATCATAGCTGTCGGCGGCAATTTCCTCGGCGTCGGCGAATGGCTGCTGGATCGAGGCCAACAGCGCGTCGACATCTTCGCGGCTCGAGAACGTCATGGCGACGATGATCTTGGCCTCTTGTGCCAGCGCCATCTGGATTCCGAAATCGCGGATCAGTGTGGCACCGAGCGACACTGTCGCCTCGGCGGCGAGCTCGCGGCGCACGCCTTCCATCTGCCCGATTGTGCAGCCCGCAAGTCGCACCAGACCGAAACAAGTATTCAGCGCCTGGCCGATGCTGTTGTACCAGCAGAACTGCGGCGCCTGCGCCAGCAGCTCGCCGATCGCCGTCCTGGCCACGAATGCCGGATTGCCCGTGCGGTTGTCGACGCAGGTCAAGAGATTGGCGCACAGCCGATTGATGATCGGCACCGCTTCGTTGACGGCGACCTTGTTCATGTTCAGAACGGATTGCTTTCGCCGAATGCGCCGGTGCCACCAGTACCAGCCCCGGGCTGCGCTTGCGATGACCAACTGCCAAAGCGCTGGCTGAACGTGTTGCCGGGATCATTCGGGCCTGACGGGTTTTCGGTGCCGTCGACGGTGTCGGTCGTTGTCACTGCAGTCTGCTGAACCTGCTGAGCTGCAGCGGCGAGGATCGCAGCGCCGTTGGCGACCGTGATCCTTGGATCCTGGCCATACTCAGAGAATTGAATGTCGAAAACGCAGTAGCCACCAAGCCGCTCCTCCTCGGTCAGCTGATATTGCGTGACCACGACATTCTCGGCGGGCAGCAGCGGCAGCTGCAACGTCCCCGGTCCTATCTGCTCGAGCGCCGACAGCAGCAAATCGCGGGCGATGCGATAGTCGCGCTTGTAGAGCTCGAGGCCGTCGCCGCCGGTGCCCATGACGAAAGCGCCAGCGCCCAGGTCAGTCGGGTAGGTGATGCAATAGGCGCGAACCGTAAACTCTTTAGCGCGCCGCCCCATGTCCTCCGACCAGGGCAATTCCTTCTTCGGAAATTCGTGGGTGACGATGCGGCGGCCATTGCGGCGGCTGCCGGTCTCGCAGTGAAAGTGCGCATTGCGAAACGCTGCGGGCAATAGCGCCGCGCGCCAGGGCGCCGGTTGCGCGCGCGTCCCCTCGAGGCCAGCCGGGAATGTCGCAGGCACCGGCACGAGCCCGGTGCCAGGCGGCGCTGGCGCGCGCGGATTGTCGACGAATGCCATCTGGTTTTTCCTAGAGCGGCGTCGGCGGCAGCGCCTGGCCTGGCGGAATAGTCACGGCGGGCGCCGCCGGGCCGATCTTGCCGATCGGCACGTTGCTGTTGAGCCCCCACGGCATGCGCAGCTCGATCTCGGTCTGCGTGCCGCCGCGGTCGTCTTGTGAGAACGTCACCGATTGGATCGCCATGTTGGTGTCGACCGGCACCATCGGCGAAAAGACATAGACGTTATCGAGCGGCCACCACAATTGACCTGGCGCGAAATACCAATAAGGCACCGTGCAAAAGACCTGAAACTGATCTGATGCCTGCCACAGCGCTTCCCACTTGGCGCGATCAACGAGCTCGGGCTTGCCCCAAACCGGCTGTTCCGACTGCACGATCAGCTTGCTTGGAAAATAGCCCGGGCCTGGTGCTTGGCCTTGTTGCTCCGAGGCTGCAGTCCCCGACTGCGAATCGTCGGCCGCGGTCTGGCCGATGGTGTCGATCTCCGTATAGGAATGCGACTTGTGAAAAATCGCCTGGCATTTTTTGATGTTCTGACCTTCGATCAGTTGCAGATCGATTTTCGCCGCGTTCGGCCCGATCAACAGCATATTGCCGAAACTATCATTGCCGACGATGATTCCGCGCGGCCGCGCGATGCGCTCAATGAAATCGTAGATCTGTTCGCCAGGTTGGTTTTGTAGCTTGACGAACGGCAGCAGATTGAGCGCGCCAATCACTCTGACGCCGACCAGTCCCGCATAGGCCGACAAGACTTTTTCAGCAACCTGCTGAACATTCATGTTGTCGAAATTGCCGGTCGTGGTGTCGACGCTGGAGCGCAACACCGGCGAAGCGAAATTCACGCCTTGCAGCTCGACGCCGTGATTTTGCGCGTCATAGCTGATCTGACGGTGCTCGATAAAGCCATCGATCACCAAAGAATTGCCGAGCCAGATCTGGCAGCGATCACCGGGACCGAATTGGCGCAGCGCGCCCGCGGGGAAATCGCGCTCGGCGGCGGTGAACCGAAACGTAGACGCCTGCTCGACGTGCGTGGCGTGAATGGAAACGGTTTCCCAATCGTCGAACTCCATGCCGTTGACCACCAGCGTGGCGACATCCTCGGGCTTGTTCATGCTCAAGGACGGAACCACTGGCCTGACCGTGGTCTCGCTGCCGGTAGCGCCGCCGTCGTTCTGCTGCGTCACGCCAGGCGTCGGCGTCCACTCGCCGCGCTTGATCTGCGGCTTTGCGTCCGTCGGCGTGTCCGGCGTAACGACGATTTCCGGCAGCGTGACCGAGGTGTCGCTCATGCGAATGGCTGCTGATTAGGCGCTGCCGTGCCAGCGCCAGGCGCCGCCGGTGCCATCGGATGCTGGCGATGAATCCGGGCGCGACGGAATATGCCGCTCGAGTCCGCCGTCGTCTCAGTGCCGTGCGGTGCCGTGACTTTGACGTTGACGTTGGCGTCGCCTTTGACTCTGTGCGTCATCTCTGCGGCGCGATCGAGCGACGAGCGCAAGGCATGCGGCTCATACGGCGCGTCGCCCTTCCCGGTAGCTTGAGCGCTCGGCGGTCCGATAGATGCTCGCATCGGATCGCCTGGTTTTGCTCCCGGCCGCACGTTCAATCGCAGTTTGCCGCCAGGCGCGTTTTTGGCCGCATTGAGGATCGCTTGTTTTGCTGCGGGCCATTCGTTGGCGGGAACACTAAAGCAGCCCAGCGTGTAAAGATGATCGAGATCGTTGGCTGAATTGGCATGGATCTCGATGCCTTGTCCCGTATAGCCGCCGCCGCGAACGACGTTGCCGCTGGCGTCGGTGGTCACGCCTGCGAGCGCAGGCGGCAGCTTGCCGCCCCATCCGCTGCGTCCCTGCGGGCCGACGCCGCCAAAATCGACGTTATAAGTGCCGAAAGGAATGCCTTGAGCTCTCCCGCTGCCGCTGCCCCAATGAAACGGTTGATCGGAACCAGCGACGGACAGATTGCCAGACTTATAGCTCGGGCCGAGACTGGTGACGCCAACATCGCCAGCGACGCCAGCAGCGCCGCCGTGCAGATCGGCCAGGCGACGCGGATGGTGCTTGGCATCGCCTTCGCTGCTGACGGTGCCGCCTTCGCGGATCTTGCGCTCGTTTTCTTCGGCAAATCGTTGAGTGTCCGCATGACTCCAATCTCGGCCCATGCGTCGGCCTTTCCAGAAGTTGAAAACCTCGCCGCCCTTCTGGCCGGGATAACGCACGCGGCCGGGCCCGCCGACATTTGGATCGTTGCCCGAGCCCTGATCAGTGCGGCTTTGAATAAGATTGCTGCCGCCCCTGACCGCGGCGATGGTGCTGTCGGTCAACGGGCTCGGCGCACGCTGCTGCGCGATGCCATGTTTGATCGGCCCATAGAAACCGCTGTTCAATTCTTGCTTGAGCGTGTTGCCGACCATCACCGACCGATTGACCAGCGCCTCTGCTGTTGCGGTGTGCGAGGCCTGATTGCCTGCGAGTGCTTCCGTCGCGAGCATTTGCCCGAATAGCTTTTTGGTCTCCGGATCCTTTTCGAGTTCCTCAAAGCGGCTTCTTCGCTGTTCCTGCAGGAAGGCGCTGCCCGACAATGTCTGTCCGCCGCCGCCGCCGCCGCCGAGGCGCCGGTGACCGGCCAGCGCTTCATGCTCGGCCGCGCCAGCTGCGCCACCGCCAGCGATCTTCGGGAACGTGCCGCCGCCTGGTGCGCCGCCGCCGGTGGCCTGAAAGCCGCCGAGCTGCCGCTTGGTGTGCGTGGTCGGATTGCTGTGATCGGTGCCGCTGGCGTCCGTCCCGCCGCCGCCGCCGCCGCCACCACCGCCGCCCCCTCCTCCTCCGCCGCCGCCGCCGCCAGGACCGCCGCCGCCAGGACCGCCGCCGCCGCCGCCGCCGAGCCCGCGGCCGCCGCGGCCGCCGCCATGAAGGCCGCCGAGGCCGCCGCCGCCACCGTCGCTGCCGATCAGCAAGTCAAATTTGTCATTCAGCGCTGCGAGCTGCTCAGTGTTCTCTTTCAGCGCCTTGTCGCGCTCCTCCTGGCTCATGCCGTTGCCGAGCATGCCGCCAGCCGCATTCAGCGGAATGATCGCCTCGGGACCGGCCTCGCCGACCATCGCCAGATGCGGCCTGGTGACAATGCCGCCGTGTTGATGCCCGGGTACGGCTACTGTGCTGCCTGGTGCGTATTTGTTGCGGCCGAGCTGCTTGTCGATGTAGTCGGCGACCTCGTCGAGCGCCTTATTCAGCGATCCGGCAAAGCGCTCGGCGGCGTCGCCCGCCTGTTGCATGCCGGTGTTGAATGCGCGCTGCGCTTCCTTGCTCGACTCGGCGATTTCTTTAGCGGAAGTGATTTCTTCCGGCGTCGATGGCCGCACTCGCGCATGCGTAGCAGCGCGGCGCAGATCAGACGGGTCGATGCCCATTGCCGCGGCCTGGTCGCGATAGAATTTGGCGGCGTCGGCGCGGGCTTTGGCTTCGTCGACGTGCTGCCGCCGCAAAAAGTCATAGCGCGCCTGTTCGCCTGCATGCAGCAGTTCATAGGTGCGCTGCAGTCTTTCAGTTTCGTCTTTGGCGTTGCTGATCGCGTCGATGTATCTCAGCACCTGCTGCTGATTTTGCGGGCCGAAAGCATCGAGCAATCGATTGCGTGATTGCGAGCCCTGACGGCCGAGCTCGACGACGGCGTCATTGAGGCTGGCGATCGCCTGCTTGGCGCGATCGAGCGGCACGCCAACCGATTGAAACTGCCGAATGGCGTCATGGACGCTGCCGAAGGAGCGGCCGAGATCTTCTGCGAGTCGCGCGGTGCTCTGCAGGCGCCCAGCAAATTGCACCAGCATTTCGCCAGCCTTGCCGACGGCAAAGCCGAGCAGGCCCCACTTGCCGATCATGCCAAGCATCGCCCGCTCGCCGCCGAGTATGGCCTCGGTCATCTCCTTGATGTTTTTGGTAGCGTCTGATTGCGATCGCCGCCATAGATCGACTTGCTGCCTGGCTTGGTTGCCAAACACGTTTTGAAAATTCTTCGACAGCTGCGCGAGCGGCGCCGAAGCGTTGTCGACCAGGCTAACGCCAATTCTCAGTTCTTCGGTTTCAGCCATCAATCACCAGGCGGCGGGCGTTTGCTCATCTCGAGCTCGATGGTGCGCTGCGCGTGCAAGCGCACCTCGCTGATCGGCATGTCGAGAAAAATGCGGGGATCAAGCTTGTAATAGCTGGCGAGGCGGTAGCAATCCAACACCAGGGAGTCGTCGACCTGCGTGATCACCACGCCCGCAGATCGGCTATAAAAAACTTGCGCAGGCGAAGTGCGCAAGAATTCCAGTCGCGCGGATCCATCTGCTCGAGGATCGGCGGCAGGATGCCGGACAGCGACGCCATGATGAACGTCATTTTGCGTTCCTCGACGACGATCTCGCTGTCCCACAGCACGCGCGTCGGGTTGCCGATGCGATTGATCTCGGCGGCGCGTGGCTCGCGGAACGTCAAGGCTGTGAGCTCCTTGCCATCGACATCGCGGATCGGCCGATAAAGCAATTGCACGGTGATCGGCCATTTTTCCGCTCTGTCGGCAATGTCCCTGCGCACTTCCTCATAAGGATCGATCGGCGGCTCGGGCGGATGCTCGGTCAGCTTCATTTCCGGTGGCAGCGGATCACGCGGCGGCGCGCCGCTTGGGGTCTCGAGCGGCTCCATGTGCTCGACCACGTCCTCGACTGGCCGCACAAAGCCCTCACGCAATGGTCTGACTGTTTCTGACATTAGCGCCTCTTAGAGCGTGATTTCCTGGCAGGCGAGGCCTTCCCAGCGAACGCGGAATTGACCATCGCGGGCGTTTTCTTCGAAGCCTGCTTTGCAGGTGCCGCCGGTCAGGCTGTATTGCATGCCGTTGGCGAGCACGGCGACGACAGTGACGTCGGTCTGCGCCTCGAGATCCTCGAGCAGCAAGCCAGGCACGGCCGACATGTCGCCCTCGATATACGGCACGCGCGGCAGTTCCTGATAGCCGTGCACGCCATCTTGGCCAGCGAGCATCGTTCTTTCGACCGAGCTCGGTGAGACGTTCAAGTTGCCGCGGAGTGCGAGCTGCACACCGTCGACTTTCAGGTAGGCAATTCCGGCAAATCTCTGAGCCATGACGTGAGCTCCTTTCTGAGCTGATAAGGGCGCGAGAGCTCATCGCCGCAGCTTAGCGGCGGCGGCGATGCTTGTTTGTTTGCTTACTGCGGCGTGCCGCCGGAAGCCTGGAACGGCGGCGGTGCCTGGCCGATGATCTGCAGGTCGATGCCGCGGTCATACTGCAAGCGGAATTGCGCCAGCACCGCGAAGATCCGCAGCTGGTTGATGAGATCCGGAGGATAGAGCACGTTCAGGCGGTTGGGGTTTGAGCTGTCACGTTCGACTATGAGGTTAGCCTTGAACTCTCTCAGATTCTCGACCAGGCCGTTCCACATATCGAGCTGATACTCGTTGACGAGCTCGGCCTTGATGATGCCGGGCGTAACGATCGCCTGGCCCGGTCCGAACCGCGTGCCGTCATCAGCAAGCTTGCTGCGCGGATATTTGCTGGTGATCGCCTGCTTTTGATTGCGCAGCACCTTGGCCAGCGTGGCCAGCGTGGTCACCAATTCATAGGCGTCATCGCTTTGGCCATAGAGGTTAAGTTGGTAGGTCGTCTGCTCGCGCAGGATCATCGGCTGCTGATCGCTGCCGACTTCCTGAATGGCAAAGCCAGTCGAGGCCAGCGAATTGAGCTCCTGAAAATCCCACCGATCTTTCAGCGGCGCCGCCTTGATGTTGTTCAGGGCAAGCGTCTGCAGCGGCCTGGCCGGATCGTTGATCAGGGCGCGCTGTGCTTTCGCCGCATAGGCGGCAGCGACTTCGAACATCGGCGACGGACAGGTCAGCTCGAATGCCAAGATCGACTCGACGCCGGAATTGAGCGTCTCGCCGAACGTCAAGAAACTCGCGTAGCTGCCGCGCTTCGCCGAAAAGACGTGCCCGAACTGCTCGCGCATCCAGCCCCAGCGGCCCTGATCGGTGAAGCCAAATTCCTGATCCCACGCAAACAGCGAATTGCTGTCGGTGTAGGGCATGGCGACATATTCGAATGCTTCTTTGTTGATGTTGGCGATCGCGGTGTCGAACATCGGCGTGCCGACGCCGCCCGCGAGCATGCCGCCGCTCGGCAGCGTTATCCCCAGCCCTGTCGGTGTGAATTCGCCGCCGACCGAACCGTAATAGTTCATCGTGACGGTGATCTCGTTGCCGTTGACGCCGGTGAACAGCGCCGTCAGCGCCACCGTGCCAGCGGTGTTGACCGCAGTGACCGGCAATGCCACGGCGGTGTCGAGATAGTAGCTGTTGATCGCATCGGCGATCGCTGAGCCGATGTCGTCAACGGTGTCCGTGGTCATGATGTTGACCGGCACATGCGTGCCCGCGACGTAGAGATGGATCGTTCCCGCCGCCGTCGGTGGCGTAGCGATAACGACCGATCCGGTTGCAGCACTGCCGCCGGTCGGCTCAGCCACCGGCAAGCACCAGAGCTCATTTGCAAAATTATTCGAGTAGTAGGCTTGCACCATTCGGCTGAGCTCAGAGCCCGCGCCAAAGGCTTCATCAGCCTGCGCCTGCGTACCGATCGGGATCGCCGTGTCGGGTGTAGCATTGCCGTCGCTGGTCATGACGCCGACCAGCAGCGCCCGCAGATTGATCGACGGCAGACCGGCCTTCGACGGATCGACCTCAACCCAGTACAAAGGCACCTTGATGTTTTGAGGGATTGCAGCAAATGAGATCGGCATCGTGATGCCTCCTAGTTATGTGGATTTTCAGATCGAAGTCACTCAGAACGCGCGCGCTGATGCCCGCGGCCGCTGCTGCGCTGCTGCTGCTCACCGTTGCGTTCGACGATGGTGATGTCGCCATCGCGTAAGCGCTTGCGGGTGAACATGTCGTCGGGCCATTCCATCGAGCCCTCGCCGCGGAAGCCGCCCGCCTTCGGATGCTTGAGCAGCCGCCGCATGTCAGCATTGGCAGGCTGAACGCGCACGCTGGGCCGCTCGTGCAATTTCCGCATGCGCTCTTGACGGGCCCTGAGCTGCTGGGTTGGCGTCAAGGGAGATCCGTTGACCATTGTTAGTTCCTCCGTTGATCTCGAGCTGACAGCCATGGTCGACGCAGCGGAGCTCGAGCCGACTGCGTGAAATCGTATTTGATGACGATCGGCGGCATGCTCGCCGGATCCTTGTTGTCGAGCGCGACGGTGACATCGATCTCGTCGAGCGTGTCGGTGATCACCGGATCCCACATCGAACGCCAGGTGCAGCTGGCCTCATACTGATTTTCGACAAACGGCGTTTCGTTGTCGGTCGACGGCGCGCCGAAAACCATTTGCCGGACGCCGCGGGCAATGCCTTCGATGCCGACGCCATCCGGATTGTTGTTGTGCAGGACGTTCATCAGATGCGGATCGGTGTACGCCGTGGTCATGATCCGCCAAAAAGCCTGGTCGGCCATTTCTTCGGCGAGATTCTGATCGCTATTCTTGACGATCACCGAGAAGCCGATGCGCGCGGTATGGATGAAACGCACATCGCCGTGATTGGCATCGCCGTCGGGCAGCATCACCTCGCCGACCAAATAAACGCCGAGGTAGGGGATCTGATCTTTCTGCACCGGATTCATCTTGTTCTTGCGGGTCGTGTAACCAGCAAAAAACGAATCCGCGACCAACAAATTATAAAAGGCGTCGCGAATGTTGTAGGCGTCGCTGTTGCCGTTGCTCAAGGCGTCAATTCCCGCAGGTGCATGTTGAGCTCGCCGCCGCCATTGTCCCAGGTCGAGGTGACGGTGAACGAGCCCTCGCCGGGAATGTCGCCATCGGCGGGAACGTCGATCTGATCGCCCTGCTTGGGCAGCACCGGAAATTCGACCATCAAGATGTCGAGGATGGTTTCCTGCTCGGTGAAAATCGAACCGTCCTCGAGCACGACGTTGAGCCGGTTGCGGTTGTAGATACCGCGGGCCTGATAGGCGCCGGTGCCAGAGGCTGGCGTCACCGTGATCGGCCGCGCCCACATGTCATAATTTGGCGAGTAGACGATGGTCGAAAAATTGACCGCCATGCGATCACCACTTCAAGCGTTCGCGCAATTCGTGCACGCGCTGGGAAAGTTGCTCCTCGAGCTCAGCGCGCAGGATCGGCCGCGTCGACCAGCGCCGCCGCACCAACGGGATTGCGGCGTCGGGTTTGCGTTTGAGCCGCCGCCGGACCTTCATCTGAAACCGATGCGAATGCTGCATCTCATAGCGCGAGTGTGGACGGACGACCGTCACCGCCCTGCCCTTGCGGCGGCTGCGCATTGTGAACGGCCGCCGCCGGTGCATGTCTTTGGTCTGCCACTCGCTCAGCACCTGGCCGACATCGACGGCCTTGGCGTGCGCAAGCTTGTGCACCATACCGTCAATTCGCGCGGCGATGGCGTCGAGGCCTTCCATCTGAAAATTGAAGCCGACCATTTTTTTAGCGGCGCGCGATGGTGAACTTGCTGCCCGAGCACGCCTGCAGCGCGCGGAAGCCTGCAGACGAAGTGCCGACGCAGCCATTGCTGAAACTAAAACTCGAGGCGACATGCACGAAACAGTCGAAACAGAGCGGCGGCGACGTCGGGATCATCGGCGTGCCGACTGCGACCTTGCCGGGGCCAGGCTTGCCGTTGGCGCGGAACCATGAGCCAACGGTGCCGCCGCCATTCTCGCCGGTCTTGCGATCGCAAACGATCGGATAGCTCTTGCCGTCGATCGTCATGCGGCCGTCGTTGCAGCCGAAATGAACGTCGCAGGCCTGCGCCGTGATCGGGGCGAGCAGCAACAACAATGCTAGGATTTTCATACTTCGAAACGGACGTATTTCATCAGCAGCTGATTGGCTGCGGTGGTGGCGAAGCCAAAGCCTTGCGTCTTTGTTAGCAGCGCCAGCGGATCAAAAAATTGAACCCGAGCCTCTTTGTGCGTCATTGATCGGATTCCGGAATTGAGCATGCGCTGCGCCAGCGCCATCGATTCTCGGATCATCAATTCCATCGCCTGCTTGAGCGCTGGTGGCGTCTCGTCGGGCACGACGTAGCCGCCGCTATAGTGCACCACGATCTCGCCGCCGGTGGTCACCAGCTGGATCTTGCCGGACCGCTCCTCGATCCAATAATCGAGCGGATCGATCGTTGTGCCGGTCGGCGTCTCGATCGAGATGATGTCGGCGGCCTTGAC